CCCGCAGAAAGTTGAATCGCGCTGACACGCCACACGCCGCTGGTACCAATCGGCACCTTAAACGGAATCGGGGTCATTGCGGGAATAGGAGTGCTGGCCGTGGTTGCCACAGCGCCTTCACCGACTCCAACGTAACAAGGTTGGTCAGACCAGACCACCACGCCCTCGGGGCCAGCGTTCCAGCCGGTCGTGGAGCCTGCGGTGCCCGTGTAAGAGGCGGTTTGAGCCGGAAAATCGGCTTTGGAGAGGGGGTTCAAGAGTTCCATTTCGGCTCCTTATGCGAGGAATTTTAGCTTGTACAAGGTGGACAGGTAAAGCCCAATGATTTCGTCAATGATGTTCTGGAGCGGTGTGTCCGTTTTCTCCACAACCTCGTAACGCATCTTTTCAATGTCGGCCAACGAGTCTTCAAGAAACTCCACAATGTTGGTCGTTTTCTTTGCAGACATCAGGCTGATCGGACCGATCAAGCCATGACGGCCTTGATAGGCTTCTGCGAACTTGTCGGCCAACTCTACCACCTCGTCGTAGAACGAGTTCAGAGCCGAGTGCTTGGCAAAACTGCGGGTGTTCAAATGAACGGAATGCGCAACATCCCGTGCCAAAAACAGTGTGCCCACGAAATCAGCGCATTTCATTCATCTCTCCTTGTTCGGGTGCTTCCAATGCTTCCATCTGCGGAGTCTCGCGCATCTCGGGTGCACCTGCAACCAGATCGCCAGTGTCCACCGCAGCCGCAATGGTGCCCATCACGATGTCTTGAATCTGTTCCGGGGTCATGCTGGCCTGCACCGCGCTGATTCGCTGTGTCTCGGCTTGATACGCCTTGACCTGAGCCTCGAACTCCTTGATCTCCAGATCGCGAGCTTCCATGCTCTTGTTGACGTTTTGCAGCATGTCAAACATGTTCTGCATCTCAGCGGCCATCGCCTCCATTTGCTGATTGGCGGCAACGAGAGCCGGATTGTCTTCGTCGGCCAACACCTTGGGGTCAAGGGTTTTCTGGAACCGCTTGGCAAGGTCTTGGGCACCGGGCCAGTCCATGTTCTTGACGAACAGATCGCCAGCCACTTGCCACAGTTGCGGGTTACCCTGCAACAGTTGAGCCATGCTCTCCAGCGCCTCTTGACGCTTGGTAGCGTAGCCGGGACCAGTGATGACGCGCACGTCGTACTTACCAACGCTGGGGTTGTAGATTTTGTCGATGACCACGCCGTTTTGGTCCACGATCTTTTTGACCGGTTCCTCTTGCGTCGGGTTCATCTTGACGGTCGATGGTTCGCCGTCTTCACCAATGATGCGGGCGATGCGTTCGGTGTCGTAAATCTTGGGGATCAGGTCCACCAACTGACGGCCAACATGGCGAATAGCGCGGGCCAGATTATCCACATAATGATAGGTTCCTACGTCGCCCTCGCGCTGACGCGCAAGGATGGCCTTGCCCGAACGCTCGTTGCTGGACATGCCCAGCGATGCGTTGTACTGGCCGGTGGCCGATTTGATGTCTTCCGATGCGCCCGCCTTGGCTTGCAGAAGGCCGCTGGAAGCCATCGGAGGCTGTGCCCGCTGGGGTAGGGGCAGGATGTTGCCTTGACCGTCCGTAACGTCTGGATTGACCTCCAGATACGGCCAGTTCTGGGTGTTGGCTGTCTTCCACTGCTGCTCGTAGCCCTCAAACTGCCCGCCGTAGCCGATGAACGGGGCTTTGGGGGCCAGCGCCAGCATCTCGGCTTCCTGCGACACCCAGTAGTTGTACATGCGCTGCGCGTCTTTGGCGTTGCGCACCAGACCACTGACATAGACCCGACCATCGACTTCAAACTCGTTGCCGACCACGCGCACCACGGGGATGAAAGAGCCAGCCCAGTCGCGCTCCTCCAGAATCTCGTAGCCGTTGATCTTGCACCACTTGACGCGCTTGCGGTCAGACTGACGAGAGCGCAGGGGCTTGCCGAACATCATGCGCAGCGACTTGTCCTCGGGAGTGCCGTCAAAAGCGGTCACGTTGCCCGGGTACAGGTTGAGCGTTGCCTTCTCGTACTCGATGTAGAAATACTCGGCAATGCGCACCGTGTTTTCACTGATCCACTGGCTAATCGACTGATCGCCCACACCCAGCGACATCAGGGTGTTGATCGGCGCGGCGTTGGGGTACAGACGCTCGTACTCGGCCTTGGTCAAGTCCTCGGTGATGAAGCACCAGCGAGCGTCCGCGCCCGTGGGGTCTTGGATCAACGGGTCCATGTAGACCGAGAAGCTGTTGCGGATGCGCCCGATCTTGATGTCCTGATCGAAGGTGTCTTCGTCGCAATACTCGGTCAGCAGTCGGATGTAGCCTTCGCCATACGAGACTTGGTTCTCGCAGGCCGTGTCGTAGGCCACGTCGGCGTCGGAGATGTACTCGATGTGCCGGATCACGCCGTTGTAGACATCAGCCACCTCGACATCGCCCTTGTCGTCAGCGGGGATCACCTTGATGCCGGGGCGGTTCATCCGCTGCTCGTTGGTAATCTGCTTGACGTGCTGGGGCAGCTTGTTGATGGTCAGGCAGGGGCGGGCGTTGATGGTCTGACCTTGGACCGCACCACGGGTCTGGAGCACGTCAGCAGGCCACTGCCACTGGTTGTCCGGGGAGCCTGCATAGAACCGCAGGTCGTCGAGTTCGCTCTCGCGTGTTTCGGAAAACGCCGAAATCGCCATCGTCATGCGACTGCGGGCGACGGTCAGAACGTCTTCGGAGCCGCCTTTTGACGGGTACGGGCCGTTCTTTGCCACATTCGCTGCGGCCACGATTCCGGTTGTGTCTTTCATGCGTCAAATACTCCGAGGGTATGCGCCTCTCGCATCACGAGCAGGTCTTCGCCTTCCCATTGTAAGTCTTGACCGATGGAATCTCCAAACAGTACCCGATCCCCGACTTTTACGTCTTTGGCGGCTGGACCAGCGGAAACAACCACACCGGTGCCAGTTTGTTTCTCACGCAGCAGGATGAAAAGATCGTGTTTCTCCATGTCAGGGCGCACGATCAGGCAATCTTGGGTGGCTTGAAGTCTCATTTTTTGGTCTTCACGGGGGCTTTTTTGGCGGTGGTACTTGCAGCTTTGCGTTGAACGCTGTAAGCTATGGCAACAGCCTGCTTGACGGGTTTTGTTTTGGCTTCAGCAGCCACATTTTTTCTAAACGCTTCCTTGGAGGAACTTTTAATGAGTGGCATGACACGCTCCAGAATTCGATACTCGATTGTTTGCAAACATTGCCAAACGGAATTTACAGTGCCCGAGTACCGAAAGGACACTGCTCAGTATTGTGGCAGAAAGTGTATGGCGCTTGCAGCTAGAACACAAGCCGAATCGACTTGCTTTGAATGCGGAGGTTTGTTTACACACATTTCGAGTCGTGCCAACAAAGCGAAGTATTGCAGTCCGCAGTGCTATCACAAGGCGATGCACAAAAAAGGCTCGGTGCAGTACAACTGTGTTCACTGCGGAATTGCGTTTTTGGATTCGCCATCCACCAAGCGAAAATATTGTTCCAAAGCCTGTGTGAACAAAGCCAGTAAAGCCGAATGGAAACCAGAGTTCACCACAGTTCGCAAAAACATGTTGGCGCGGGGAATGTTGACCAAATGCGTCCGCTGCGGATACAGCGAACATCCTGAAATTCTTGGTGTACATCACAAGGACCGCAATCGCAAAAACAACGATCTCGGTAATCTTGAGGTGCTGTGCCCAAATTGCCACTCGCTTGAGCACAGCAGACATACCCCACACGGGTTCACTGAATAGTGTCATTCAAGCACCCATCCAAGAGGTTGCGACTGCGCCATTCTGCGCGTTGCGCCGGGGCACTACGCGGTCATTGTACTCCCGGTGTGCAACAGGGAACGCAAAAGTCACGGCGATGGCGTCAGCGGCATCCGGTGAGGCCAGACCACGGGCTTTCATCTCCTTCTTGCCCTCCAAGAATATGGTGCCCGCAGAGTTGGGCTTCTTCATGGGTCCGATCAGATCAGCCTTGAGGAGCCTGTCCTGCGGCAAACTAGCCGACTTGAGCCAGTCGCGCATGGCTCCCCAAATCTCGGCTCGTTTGTTGCCCCACATCACGGGGTTCTTGGCTTTCCAGCCAAAGTTCACCCCGCGCACTTTGTACTTCTGCTCGTTGAGTCTGTCAAGGATGCCGTAGCCAAGGCCACCCTCATCGATCACGGTCAGGGCTGGCCGGTACTCTTCGATGGCGTCGATGACGTGGCCCACGGTGGTCATGGTGTCGTCACCCCGGAACCGCTTGATTGACACGATGTCACGCCCACGGCGCACAGCGATCACGGTGGAGTCCATGCCACCCCGGGCCGGGTCAACGCCGATCACCACGGGTGCGGTCATGTCCTTGTACTGAGGGCGCTTCATGGCGTCATCGACAAGGTGGGGAGCGATGAACTGGTCTTGGCCGCTCTTAGGGAAGTCGCCATAGACCTCGACCCGGGCCTCGTCGGAGTCCTCGCCGTACTCCTCGATGATCTGCTGGTAGATGGTCTTGTCGGTGCCCTCGACTGTGCGGGCGTCGATCTTCTCGGACTCCCAGAAGTCGCGCTTGTTGCCGTCCACGGCCTCGTAGAAGTACCCGGTGTTGCGACGTCCGTTACTGAACGCGAACCAGTACCGGTCGAGGATGTTCTCGGTGAAGAAGCCCGCAGCCACGGACCAGATGCTGTCAGGGATACCCGAGGCTTCGTCGAAGATCACCATCATGCCGTCCATGTTGTGAACACCGGCGTAGGCGTCTGGGTTCTCCTCGCTCCACAGCTTCCCCTCGGCACCCCAGTAGCGGGTGCCCTTCTTCAGATCACGCTCGACGAGGGTGGTCAACCACGCTGCCGGGTTGAGTGAGGTAGCCGTGGGTTCCCACCAATGTGCGTTGATGGACATGGTTGCCCATTTGGTCAACTCACCCCATGTCACCTTGCGCAACTGGTTCTCGCTGTTGGCCGACACGATGACGCTTGACCCGATCCGAGTGGTCAGCATCCACAGGATCAGCCAGCTAACCAGTGCCGACTTACCCACCCCCCGGCCGGAGGACACCGCACGGCGCAGGGCCTCGATGAGGTCACCCTCGGTCAGCTTGCCCCGGTTCTCCTTGATGAAGTCCCGTATCCGACGCAGGGTTCTGCGCTGCCACGCCCGGGGTGCCTTGAAGTGTTCGAGTGGGGTGTTCTTCTGCCCCCATGGGAACGCAAACAACACAAACGCCTCGGGGTCGTCCTTGATCGTGGGCGACCACAACTGCGACATCAGCAGTTGCTCCTCCTCGGGCGAGTAGCGCATCTTCTGCAAGTCATTCTCCTAGTCTTGGGGTTACATCAATCACTTCACCCTCGATCACTCTTTGTTGAGCCTGCGCCAGCGCCTCAGTAATAGAGATAGACCCGCCTAGTTCAATTTGCTTAGTCTCACCGTACCGCTTCTTGTTGTGGGCGCTCATGAGCCACTTGCGCGTGTCGATGCGCAGCTTGTCACGATTGACTGTATCGCTGGAAGTGGGATCAATCGAGTCGATCCCATCGGCAATCTCAAGAATCTCCGAGGCAATGAACTCGGTGCGCATCTCCTGCGCCTCCTTGAATCGCTCATACCGCTGAGGATCACGCTTGACCCACCGCAGAAAATCCTCATACGAGATGATGCGCGGATCTTCTTGAATCAGGGATTGCAATGAGCGCCCCCGGTAGATGTCCTCGATCACCCGCTCAAAGATTTGCTCATACTCGATGTGCAATAGGTCTTTCGCGGCCTTCGTTGGACGTGGGGGCTTGGGATCAGGACACGACAGCCAACTGGGTAATGGCGTTTCACCGGTGACAACCGTGCCTACGAACTGAGAGGTTTCTTGTTCCATAGTGCATCCGAGTTTATCACCCCGATGTTGTTACCGGAAGTAGGGATTGGAGGATTGGGGTGGAATAGGGGTGGAATCGGGGTGAAGTGGGGTGAAGTGGGGTGAAGTAGGGTGGGATAAAAAATAAAAAATCCGAGGTTCTGCCGTGTTTCGTGTATCACTGGTTCTCTGCACCCAATGGGTTTTTCATTTTGAAAAATTATTCACGGGTTCTGTGATGCCATCGCAACCGTGACCCGGTTGCCCCGGCCCTCCCCCGCCCCCTCCGACCCCGCTGCGCCCGGCCTCCCGCGCGCGCCGGGTTTCGCCCTGGTGCGCGGGTGCGCGGGTGCGCGGGTGCGCGGGTGCGCGGGTGCGCGGATCATTGGCACCGCTGGCCGGGTGAATCAATGCGCGCCGGGTTTCACCCAGGCGGATCACGCGACACCATTCGAGGTTGTGCCCAGTTCACCGATTCACCCGGCAACAACCGATTCACCGATTCACGCACCATTAAACCCGCTGGGTATGGTGTACCCACTGGGTCAAATGAACCCTTAAACCCGCTGGGTATGGTGTACCCACTGGGTTAAATGCCCCAAAAACCCCCTTAACCCAATGGGTACGGTGTAAACCCATTGGGTAACAGTGAACCCGCTGGGTGTGACCCACTGGGTCAATTTTGACCCGCTGGGTAACAAAAACAGCGACCCAGCGGGTCAAAATGGTACTTTGTGACAGTTGTGCCTTTTGCGCATGCGAGGCAAAAAGGTAATCACTTTTTTATTGGTACTTTTTTTTCAGAATCCCGAGAATCTACTTGTCCGGCTAAAAGTCACAATTGTCACAGTGCACCAAAGTTCACCCCAATGGGTTAAATAGACACTGTGAGTTGACAACGCAAAACCCAGCGGGTTAAAATTCACCCATCGCAACAAAAACCCGTAACCCGTAACCGTAAGGCTTCACCATGAAATACTACTTTGTCCCGTTTTCTCGCAACGTCAAAACCGGTCCCATTCCTGTCACCTATTCCGAGCGCGACACCTGCCCGCCGTCGTGCCCCCACTATCGCTCAGACTGCTACGCTGAGGATTTCCACACTCGCATGAGCTGGGACAAAGTACCTGTCCGAGGTGGCGACCTGGGCGACCTGTGCCGCTCGATTGCCGCTCTCGGTGATGGCCAGATGTGGCGCTTCAATATCGCCGGTGATTTGCCCGGTGTGGGTGAATCGGTGGACGTGGACGCGCTGAAGGCTATCGTCACGGCCAACGTCGGCCGACGTGGATTCACTTACACACACAAGAAAAGCGAAAATGCAATTGACGCCGCGCTGATGGCGACCAATGCCGGATTCACAGTCAACCTGTCTGCCGACGACGCCGGCGAAGCTGACGCGCTCGCTGAAACCGGGTTGCCTGTGTGTGCAATCGTCCCGCGCGACTGCCCTGAGCTGGCCTATACACCCGCCGGTCGTACGATCGTCGTATGCCCTGCACAGACCCGCGACAATATCACTTGCATGACGTGTGGCCTGTGCGCCCGGGCTGATCGTAATGTGATCATTGGATTCCGTGCACATGGCACCCGCGCCGCCGTGACAGACGCCAAAGCGCGCCGCGTGATCCCGATTGCCAAGGCCGCGTAACTGATACCCCTCGCCCGGCGGGTTGCCGGGCACCCGTAACCGTAAGGATTGACCTGCTATGAAAACCGAAACCCCTGTTTTGTTGGCCGCTGCTGTTGACCGTCTCGCATTGATCAAAGCGCAAATTGCTGATCTGACTGCTGAAGAAAAGGCCTTGAAGGAATGTTTAATCGCCGCCGGCATGCCTGTGATCGAGGGGACCGCACACCGTGTCGCCGTGTCAGTGTGCGCCGGACGCGTGTCGACTGACTGGGAAACCATCGCGCGCAAGTTCGACCCATCCCGCCAATTGATCACCGCGCACACATCAACGGGCGCTCCCTACCCCGTCGTGCGCGTATCTGCCCGTAAAGCGTAACCCAGTAAACCCACCCAGCCCGGCCACCTGCCGGGCGCACTTTGGAGAATTAACCATGATCACCATTTTGAAACAACACCT